GATAATGCGCAATCTTGTAAAATATGCTATGGCCTTGTGCGAGCAGTTTAGCCGATCAGATCCTTGCGTCTTAAGCGCGGATAATGAGTGCGAGGATTGTGTCTTATTAGGTATCTGTCACAATCCAGATAAACTGCTTGAATTTATGATGCTGCCGGCGGTAGATGATGACGATCAGCAGTTCCTGCAGGAGCCACAAGGCACAGTATAAGCAGCGGAAGAGGGATAGGGATGGACGAGAGGATCAAACGGACAAAGGATAAGCTGCGGGTGTACGGGTCATACTCCCGTGAGATTAGCAAGTTACGAGTATGGCTACTTGATCTTAGCACCTATCTTTGGCTGCATGAGGACTGGCCAGAGCAGGCAGCCAGAGAGATGCGCATCAGAGGCTTAGATAACAAGCATCCACCAGGTCAGCAACTCTGCGTGCAAAAGGCAGCCATCGAGGCGCAGCTGGAGCAGTTAAGAGCTGCAAGGTCTGCTTTAGGCTTGGATGATTGGCTCGACAGCTTAAGCGTTGAGGATCGGCAGATCATCCGGTTGGTATATGAGGAGGGATACAGCTATCAGGCAGCTGCGCCCATGGTCAATCTGTCCAAGTCAGGATTGCGGGACAGAATTGACTCAATTTGTAAAAGTCCGCACGCGTGCGGTTGACTTTTGTGGTACTATACGCGTGTAAGATGCCAGTGGGTATCAGACAGTACCGCTCGCACCTCTGCGCAAGCAAGTGGCCCAGACGCGGTCAGGCATATTAAGCACTCAGTGATGGGTGCTTTTTCTTTGGTTTCCAGCTGGTTCTTTCTCCTTTTCCGGCTGGATGTGGCAGGCGCTCCTTTCCCCCTCTTACTTTCTGACCTCCCTTTCTTTTAGCCTGCAAACTCACAGCCCCGCGTATCGCCTTGCGGGTCTTTAATTTTAGACATGACGCATTAACATAAATCTGGAGGTGGTGATATGACGTGACTGTAGATCCAAAACGCGAGCTGGCCCGTGAGCTTTATCTGCAAGGTAAAAAATATCAGGAGATCGCCGACGAGGTTGGCGTGTCGCTGTCCGCAGTTAAGTCCTGGGCAACCCGGTACTGGCGCGCGGAAAAGTTGCAACCTGGATCCAAAAAAGTTGCAACCGAAGTTGCAGAGAAAGTTGCAACCAAACGACACCGCGGCGGACAACCTGGCAATCATAACGCAACCGGTCCGCCGGGAAATCAGCATGCCGTCAAGCACGGCTTTTTTTGTAAGGTGCTGCCGGTGGAGACACTGGAACTAGTAAAGGATCTGCAGGTACTGGATTCGTTGGATGTGCTTTGGCAAAATATTCAGATCCAGTATGTGGCGATCTTGCGGGCGCAGAAGTTGATGTACGTTAAAGATCAGGATGATAAGACGGTTGAAAAGATTGAAACAAAGGACGGCAACGTCATCGGTGAGCGTTGGGAGGTGCAGCAGGCTTGGGATAAGCAAGCAACCTTTCTGTCAGCACAGTCTAGGGCGATGCAGACGTTGACTAACATGATCAAGCAATATGATGCGATGGTTGATAGTGGCATGGCCAACCAGGAGCAGAAAGCGCGGATCGAGTTGCTGCGGGCTCAGGTAAATAAGCTAACCGGCACAGACCAAGAGATTGAAGATCTAAGCGAAGCAGAGGCTGAAGTTTATGGCGAGGAAAAGTAAGAAGATTGCGTTTTGCTTTGGTGAGAAGCACAAGGAGTATATCCGAAACTGTACAAAAAACACCTTTAACTTTGCGGAAGGCGCTGTGCGTGCTGGCAAGACTGTTGACAACGTTTTTGCTTTTGCACATGAATTGAAAACAACGCCGGACAAGATCCATCTGGCAACCGGCAGCACGATGGCCAATGCGAAGCTGAATATCGGTGACGCCAACGGCTTCGGTCTGGAGTATATCTTCCGGGGGCAGTGTCACTGGGGTAAGTACAAGGACAATGAGGCGCTATTTATCAAAGGTCCTTCCACCAGCCAGCAGCTGCGGATTGTCTTGTTCTCTGGTGGCGCGAAAGCGGACAGTTATAAAAAAATTCGTGGTAATTCCTATGGCATGTGGATCGCTACGGAAATCAATCTGCATCATCAGGATACGATCCGCGAAGCTTTTAACCGACAGCTTGCTGCACGGCGGCGCAAGGTGTTCTGGGATCTCAACCCTGACAATCCTAACGCCCTGATCTACACAGAGTACATAGACAAGTACCGGGAACGTTCAATAAACGGCGAGCTGCTTGGAGGTTGTAACTATGAGCACTTTACGATCGACGACAACGTAACAATCAGCGATCAGCGAAAAGCTGAGATCAAGAGTCAATATGATCCCCAGAGTATCTGGTACATGCGGGATATTCTCGGTCGACGCATGGTCGCCGAAGGATTAATCTATCGACAGTTTGCCGAATCCTGCGAGCGCAAGGACGGCTTTTTCTTTACACAGGACAAACCCAAAGACATTATGGAGATCAACGTTGGCGTTGACTTCGGCGGCGGTGGATCAGCCCATGCTTTCGTCGCGACGGCGATCACTCGCGGATATCAAAAAGCAGTTGGCCTGGCAGCGCAACGGATCGGCTGCAAAAACAGGGATATTGATCCGGATCAGCTTGGCAAGTTGTTTATTGATTTTTGCCTGGCGATTATAAACCGGTTTGGTTACATTACCAATGTTTATTGCGATAACGCCGAGCAGACGTTGATTGCAGGCTTAAGGACCTCGGCGCGGAAGTCAGGGTTATCCTGGCTGCGAATTACTGACGCGCTAAAAACAACAATTAATGACCGGATCAACTTAACAACCCGACTGATGGCTATGGGACGCCTGCAGCTGATGGAAGGTTATTGCGACACACTGGCAGGAGCTTTCCGATCAGCGGTCTGGAATCCGAAAAATTTGACAGAAAACGAGCGTCTTGACGACGGTACAAGCGATATCGACAGTCTGGACGCTTTTGAGTACACGGTCGAAAGATCAATCAGCCGGTTCATCCGGTATGAGTAGGAGGTGATGAAATGCGATTTACAAAAGCAGCGGAGCAGATCCGCACAGCACTGAAAAGTGATGGTGTGCTCATGGGGGATATGTGTTTGACCTCGAAGATGGCGCAGAGCATCGAACTTTGGACAGCACTCTTTGAAGATGATGCGCCTTGGCTTAACGCGATTACCCAAAGCATGGGGCTGGCTCCAGCAATCGCCTCCGAAATGGCCAGGCTGATTACGCTGGAACTGAAATCAGAAATTGACGGCAGTGTGCGAGCTAAGTATCTCAACGATGCCTATCAAAAAGTGTTATCCCGCATTCGCCAGCCCGTCGAAATGGGATGCGCAAAAGGCGGGCTTGTTTTTAAGCCCTATGTTTCAGCGAGCGGAATAGTGGTTCAGACGGTTCAGGCGGATTGTTTTTTCCCGGTTTCGTATGATGATACAGGGCGCCTGATCCAATGTGTGTTTGTGGAGCAGGTATTCCGCGGTACTGATTACTACACCCGACTTGAGGTGCATACGCTGCGCAGGGGACAGCTGGAAATCAAAAACAAGGCTTATCACAGCCGAGTGGCAGAGCAACTGGGCGCTGAGATTCCTCTGACAACTGTCGACCAGTGGGCAGGACTCGCGGAATGCGTCGTGTTTGGTGATGTCAACAAGCTACCGATCGGCTATTTCCGCGTACCGCTGGCCAACAACATTGACAGCAACAGCCCGATCGGCGCCTCGGTGTACTCCAGGGCGATCTCTAAGATTCGCGAAGCGGATCGAAGGTATTCACAGCTTAACTGGGAGTTTGAGGCAAAAGAAACTGCTGTGCATGTAGCCGACGCAATGCTGCAGGACAATCCTGACGGAACTAGCGCCATGCCGAAAGGCAAGGAGCGTCTGTACCGGAAACTGAAATACGAGACAGGAGCCCGGGACAAGCCGCTGCTGGATACTTACAGCCCGGATATCCGTGATCAGTCCTATCTTAACGGTCTGAACAGCCAGCTACGATCTATCGAGTTCAGCTGTAATCTGGCCTATGGTACGTTGTCGGATCCACAAAGTGTGGATAAAACTGCCGAGGAGATCAAAGCCAGTAAGCAGCGATCCTACGCCTTCGTCAGCGACGCTCAGATGGCTTTGCAGACAGCGCTGGATGATTTAATCGACGCGATGGACTTTTACGCTACGTTGTACAAGCTAGCGCCTGCAGGCAACTATCAGGTGTCGTACAAGTGGGATGACAGCATTGTGATGGATGCTGAAAAAGAGCGCCAACAGGATCTGCAGGAGGTTCGCGACGGCATCATGCAGAAATGGGAATTCCGCGCTAAATGGTATGGTGAAACTGAGGAGCAGGCGAAAGCAGCGATCCAAGCTGCGAACGAAGCCGAGAACGAAGGATTGAATTTTAATGCTTAGTCCGCAAGAACTCGGCCATCTGACTGACGACATCGAAAAAATCTGGCAGGAGCTTGAAGATGAGCTGCTGGCTGACATGGCGCAGCGGATCGTTAAAAACGATTACGCTTTCCCCTCCACTGCAGCCTGGAATAAGCGAAAACTGGAAGAAATCGGCGTGGAGTATGATTACATTGTGAGACAGCTTAGTCGAACACTGAAATTATCGGAAAAGCAGGTTAAGCGTATCATCGGGGAGTCGGTACAAGCCGCTGTTGATACGGATAATCTGATCTTTAAAGCTGCAGCAGAGGCGGGCTTGCTTGATTCAGTGGCGGATACGTCAGAGCTGATATCGAAGTTTATTGCCGACGGTGTAAAATCAACCAACGGTGAGCTACGTAATTTTGCCAGGACATATGCAGCAGATGTCAGCAGGGCTTACGAGCACGCTGTTGATCAAGCCTATCTGCAGGTGACCAATGGACTTTATACCGCCCAGCAAGCCTCAAAAACAGCGATCGAGCAGTTGGCACGGCAGGGGATCACCTCTGCGATAACACCAAGTGGCCGTCGCGAACATGCCGATGTGATCGTAAGACGAGCCGTAAGGACCGGCACTAACCAAGCTGCATTAAAAGCGCAGGAAGCAAACTTTTTTGCAATGGAAGCCCAATTGGTCGAGGTTACGGCTCATTACGGCGCCCGGCCAAGCCACGCGGAGTGGCAAGGCAAGGTTTATGAATGGACGAAGCCTGGGCAGCAGAAGCAGACCTCTTATCCTGACTTTGTCAATTCTACAGGTTACGGTACTGGTGCAGGACTTGGCGGATGGAATTGCCGTCATAGCTTTTATCCGTTTTTCGAGGACTTGTCTGAAAGGGCATATGAGCCGTTAAACGCAAAGGAGACTGATCGAGTCTACGAGCTGGAGCAGGAGCAACGCTATAACGAGCGGATGATCCGCGAATGGACGCGTCGCCAAAAAACGCTAGAAGCTGGAGGTTGCGACGCAAGTAAAGAACGTGAAAAGGTCAAAGAATGGAACCGAAGAAACGATAATCTGATTAAAGCTAATTCGGATGTGTTGAAAAAGAATTACGCAAACACAAAAGTTGCTTTTGTAAAAAGAGGTAAGACCATACTTGAAAAATTCTTAGAGGCAGCAACACCAGGAAAAGGAAATGTGTTTTTTCCAGATGACTATAATCGCAGCACGCACAAAAGTGAAATTAAGGTAGCTGAATGGCTTTTAGAAAATTTTGGCGGCGATATACGTTTGCTTTCAGAATCTAAGAAGCAGGGTGTGAAAACTCCAGATTATGATTGGAAGGGTAAATTTTGGGATTTGAAAGAAATCAGCACAAATGCCGCGGCTGATTCAGCAATTAGAAAAGGATTAAAGCAAATAAGCTCTAATCCTGGT